GGTTGGTTCAGTAAGGCTAGTGTTTAATAGCTTTTTGTAGTAAAAACGAAGGGTTACCTCAAAAGGGTAGCCCTTTTTTTCTTTAACTTTTACCTTAACCACTTAAGGAGATTTAAAAATGGCTTTACCAAGCGATGAGCAAAATGCAGATTCCCGATTACAAGTACGCTTTTACAAACGTGCTATAAAACAGGAAGATGCTTCCGCAGAAGCTGGCAGACCAATATACAAAGAATTTGACTTTGTACATATTTGCGTTGCTGGCGATACCTTAACCGAAATTGATACATACGCATTAGAAAGCCATAAACAGCGTTTTCCGCTACATTGGGCTGCATATCAAAACAAATTAGGTGCTGACGATCAAGGATATGAGGGAACTCCATTAGTAGAATGGCCTTTAGTATCTAAATCACAAGCAGAAGAACTCCGTGCCATGAAGTTTCACACGGTAGAAGCGGTAGCAAACGCATCAGATCAGCAATTACAGCGTATTGGCATGGCGGCAGGAATGTCACCCTATGCGTTTCGTGATAAAGCAAAGGCATTTTTAAATTTAGCCAGCACTTCAGCAGAAACTGACAAGCGTGAAGCCGAAATTAACGCTTTAAAACAAGAACTTGCCAAAAAAGACGAAGAAACTGCTAAAATAAAAGCTGAAACAGATGCGAAGTTAGCCTTAATGCAAGAGCAGATGGCAACTATACTTGCTGCTGTTGGTGAAAAGAAACCCCGTAAACGCAAAGCGGAAGCCACAGAGGAAGTCTAAATATGTCAACTACAATGCTTCAATTAGTCCAGCAAGTAACTGCTGAACTTAACCTTGCTGTCCCATCTTATGTAATCGGCAACCCTAGTCAGGATGTGCAACAAATCCTAGCTTTGATGAACCGTGCTGGGTATGACTTGGTTAAGGAACACGATTGGCAAGCATTGGAGTTGGAATATCGCTTCTACACCACCGCTATTACCACGACCTGTGATACTACGAATGGAACTTATTTACTTAACAACATTCCTAGTACCACAGGGCTGGACAGCACTTATTCCATCGTGGGAACAAGTATTCCCCAAGATACTTATGTTGACAATGTCATTAATTCAACTAGCTTAACTACTACTCAGTTAGCTTCTGCAACATCTGTAGGCGGCACAGTTACTTTCAGTAAGACAATTTACCCGTTGCCACCTGACTACGAAACCATTACGGACAATACCCATTGGGACAAGACAAAGCATTGGCAGATGCTTGGCCCAGTAGATGCACAGCAATGGCAATGGCTTAAATCAGGCTATATTTCAACAGGCCCACGGGTTCGTTGGCGTATTCTAGGCAATACATTCCAAATTTGGCCACCATATAACACCCAAGAATATCTAGGGTTTGAGTATCGTTCTAAAGGATGGGTCAGAAACGCTGCTGGCGATGTATTAAATTACTTCCAAAACGACAGCGATACTACTGTATTGGATGATTCTGTAATTGCCATCCTGACTAAGTTAAAGTATTTCCAAATCAAGTCTTTTGATACAACATCATTGCAACAAGACTATATGCGTTACTTGAATGTAGCTAAAGCCAACGATAAAGGTTCTGCAACTTTGTCATTTGCTCCTGCTCCAAGTGCCGTACTTATTGGCTGGGCTAATATCCCTGATACTGGCTACGGTAGCTAATTATGCCCGTAGCTAAAAAGTTTACTGCCAGCACTACTTCTGTTGCAGCCCCTATTGGTGGCTGGAACGCTAGGGATTCTTTGGCTAATATGCAGCCATTAGACGCTGTTCAATTGGTCAACTGGTTTCCTACCCCTACCGATGTCACAATGCGTAAGGGTTATTCCGTAGCGTCTATTTTGACTACTTCTACTGGCGTTAAAACCATTAGTAGTATTACCTATTCAGGAACAACTGCTACCCTGACAACTGCTACAGCACACGGTTTAGCTACAGGTGCTTATGTTTCTATTACAGGGACTACCCCTGCGGCATATAGCGGTGTATTTAAGATAACGGTTACTAGCACAACCAAGTTTACTTACACAATGGCTAGTACCCCTGCTAATAATGCAACCGTAGTAGGAACTTACTTAAATCAAGCTACTACCCCCGTAAATACCTTAATGAACTACACAGTTAGTAGTTCAACTTACAAGCTATTTGGGGCAGCAGGAACAGATATTTGGGAAACCAAGCAAAATCCTGCCGTTAAAGTATTTAGTGGCATTACTAGCGACAAATTACAGTCAGTCAATTTAAGCAACCAAGCAGGTCACTTTTTGATTGCTTGTAACGGTGTAGACCCAGTAATGATTTATGATGGTTCTGCATGGTTTTATGTAGCTACAACAACAACTGCACAAACTATTTCAAGTATTACTAGGGGTGGTACAGGTAACCTAACGGCTACACTTACTACCGCTTCTGCACACGGTCTAATAACGGGTAATCGAGTAACCGTTACAGGGGCTACGCCTACTGAATTTAATGGTACTTATGTTATTACCGTAACAGGAACAACAACTTTTACCTATACGATGGCTACAGCCCCTAGTGGCAATGCTACAGTAATGGGAACTTATACCACTATCGGTATAACTGGCGTAAACAGCAACACATTTATTAATGTCAACTTATTTAAAAACCGACTGTATTTCACGCAAAAAGATACCCTTAATTGCTGGTATTTGCCTGTAGATTCTATTGGCGGCATAGCTTCACCTCTTTATTTTGGAAGTATTGCCCGTAACGCTGGTTACCTACAAGCTATGGGTACTTGGACACTTGACGCTGGTCAAGGTGCTGACGATTATGCAGTTTTTGTCACTTCAATGGGCGAGGTAATCGTATATAACGGTACAAACCCTGATAATGCTGACACATGGCAATTAAAAGGCGTATGGCAATTAGGTCAAACCTTTAGCCGTAGATGCTTTTTTAAATGGTCAGGCGATCTATTATTGCTGACCCAAGACGGTCTTGTACCATTGGCTTCTGCCCTGCAATCAAGCCGATTAGACCCTAGAATTAATCTTACCGATAAGATTTATTTCCCTATTAGCCAAGCAGCAAGCCTTTACTATAATCAATTTGGTTGGCAAATTAATTACTTTGCTGGCGAAAATATGCTTATTCTCAATATTCCTATTCCTAATGGGATTGAGCAATATGTCATGCACACCATTACTAAATCTTGGGCTAGATTTACCAATATTCAAGGATATTGCTGGGAAGTATCAGGCGATGCTGATATGCACTTTGGAAGCAATGGATTTGTAGGCACTTTCTATAGTGCTTTGTCCGATGACGGTAACAATATTAGTGCAACTGCCCAACAAGCCTATAGCTATTTTGATAGTGCAGGTCAACTAAAACGCTTTACCTTAGTTAGACCTATTTTACAGTCTACAGGTGGCGTACCAGCCGTTTTATGCGGTTTAAGCGTGGATTTTGACACCCAATCCCAGCTTGGTCAGGTTTCATTTAACCCAACTACCCAATCAGAAGGTATTTGGGACACAGCAACATGGGATAAGAATATTTGGGGTGGCGGCCTTATTACCACTAAGATTTGGCAAGGCGTTACAGGGCTAGGATTTAGCGGTTCAGTTAACTTAAACGCTGTAAGTCGCAATATTGAACTTCATTGGGCATCAACTGACTATGTAATGGAGCGTGGGGGCGTACTGTAAGTGCGTAGGGTTACTACTGAAAATCAGGCTTATCTTAAAAAATGGCTTGATGAAAGTTTATCTACCAAATTTCCTGAAAATATGACCTGTATAGGGCAGGAAATGGCTGGAGAAATTGTTGGAGTGGTAGGATTTTCTGACTTTACCCCTACTTCCTGTTATATGCACACTTCTAGCATTGATCCGCTATGGATTACTAAGGATTTGTTGTGGGCTTCTTTTGATTACCCCTTTAACATATTGAAAGTTAAGGTTATACTAGCAACAGTAGCAGGGAACAATAAAGAATCTCTGCGTCTATGCCGAAAACTTGGCTTTGTTGACAGAGTTTTGATTGAAGATGCCCATAAAGATGGGGATTTAGCAATTTTGACAATGCGGAAAGAGCAATGTAAATGGTTAGACATTGACGCTCCGCTAAGAAAGATTAAAGGAGCGTAATATGGGTAGTGTATTTAGTGACCCACCATCACCACCACCAGCACCCGATTACAGGGGTGCGGCACAAGAAACTGCTGCTGGCAACTTAGATGCTGCTAGAGCCGCTGCTGCTGCCAACCGTGTCAATCAAGTCACTCCTTATGGCAATCTTGACTATGCTGTTACTGGCTCTGATCCCTATGGAAATCCTACTTGGACAGCCACCACTAATCTTTCTGATGTAGGTAGACAGCTTTTAGGCACACAAAATGCTGCCAGTTTAGGTCTTGGGCAAACAATTAATGCCCAATTAGGTAATGTACAAAATGTAATGGGTAAGGGTTTTAACCCACAAACAGCCCCAATTACTACCAATGTTGGACAAGCTAATTTAAACCCATTAACGGGTCAAGCTAATCTTCAAACACAAACTGATTATGCTGGCGGTATGCAAGGTTGGGATAAAGCTAACCAATTGCTTATGGCTCGTTTACAGCCACAAATGGAAATTCAACAAAAGAACTTGGATGCTCAATTGGCCAATCAAGGCGTTGTAGCTGGTACAGAAGCATACAACCGAGCCAAAATGGGCTTGGGTATGCAGCAAAATGACTTGTTGAATCAAGCCCAATTGTCAGGTTTAAGTGCTGGTAATACTTTGTTTAATCAAGGTTTACAAGGAGCACAATTTGGCAATGCTGCACAACAGCAAGGTTACCAAAATACTCAAGCACAGCAACAAGCTAATAACGCTATTGCACAACAACAATTTGGTAATCAGCTTACTAATGCTAATTTGGGTAATGCTGCTCAACAACAGCAATATAACCAAGCAATGACCAACTACAATATGCCACTTAATACTTTAAGTGCATTGCGTACTGGTGCTCAAGTACAAAACCCAACATTTATTAATGCACCGCAACAAGCTACTACCGCTGGTGCTGATTTATTGGGTGCTGCAACTGCACAAGGTAACTACAATACTGCCGCTAATAACGCTGCTACTGCCGCACAATCTAGTTTAACTGGTGGTTTAATGAATCTTGGCGGTACTTTAGGTGCAGTAGCTTTAATGTCAGATATTCGCACTAAAGAAAACATTGAGCCAATTGGCGTTGCTCAAAACGGCTTGACTGTTTACAGATACGAATACAAGAACGAATTTAAAGATTGTGAATTGGCTGGACATGGCGTTCATTATGGTTACATGGCTCAAGAAGTCGAACAAGTCTATCCATACGCAGTCAGAACTCTTGATGACGGCTATAAAGTCGTGGATTACGGATTGCTATGAATCAATATTTTGCCAATGTAGCACCGTATTTTATGGAAGATGACCAAAAGAATATGTCACCTGTGTTTCAAAATGCTGGAGCACAACAGGCTTATATGAATCAGCAATTGGGCGATGCTAATAGATTGGCCCAATATCAAGGTTATGGAACAAGTGCTGGTGGTTCAGGTGTTTTAGCTTTGGCTCAAGCATTGCGTAAGAAAAAGCCTGAAATGATGGGTTCAGGCGAAACACCGAATTGGCAAAATCCATACGCTAATTACAATAATGGCGGTGGTAATGGTTCGTCAGGAATTGAATAAGGAATAATTATGGCTAATGACTACGCTAATCTTGGCACTTTGCCACCCGAAGTATTCCAGCAACAACAAGAATTAAACAGACAACAACGCATGGCAGAAATGCTTATGGGTCAGAATCAACAGCCACAAGGTCAAATGATTAGTGGTCGTTATGTTGCTCCGTCTTGGGCTGCTCAATTAGCCCCAGTTACAAATATGTTAGCTGGTGCTTATTTAGGCAAAAAAGCCGATGAAAAAGCACTTGATTATGCTAAAGCTATTCGTGAACAAGGATTGTTAGAATCTCAAAGATTAATGAATACTTGGGGTGGAACTCCAGCGGTTGAAAAAACAACTGAATTGGCAGGGCCATTTACAGGTAATGTACCAATGCCTGTTGCAACACAAGAAATAAGTCCTGCAAAAGCTGGAAACGCAAAATTAGCATTTGCAGAAGCATTGAATATGTCATCACCTCAAGCTAGAGCATTGTTGCCACATTTAGCTACGGAAGCATTTAAACCGCAAAAATGGGAAAAAGCAGAATATACGGATGAAAGAACAGGGAAAACTCGTCAAGGCGTTATTGATGTTAATTCTCCTAATCCAATTTCTACATTCCAAGTTGGTGGTGTTAAGCCTGAAATGTCAGCTTATGAAAGAGCATCATTAAATATGCGTGGTGCTGAACTTGCCGATCAAGGAATTGGCGGCTATGGTGGTGGTGGTCAAGTTACGGGTCAACGCTCAAATGTATCAATGGTGCAACCTACAGGTCAATCTAAAGCAAATCCTTATGCTCCAAGTTCAATGCCAGTTTACGAGCCTGATCCATCACTTACTCCTAAACAAAACAGAGAGTTAGCCGTTAAATTTAGTGAAGAAAATCAAAAATTAGTTAAAAATGCTAAGAATTCATTTGATTTATTAAAAGAAGCTGCTGGAACATTAAGAACAGGCAATCCTAGTTCAGGTCGTGGCGAAAATATTATTACAGGTGCAAGAGAGTTTTTTGGCGGTGGTGGTGAAACATCTAAAGCTGATGCTATTTTAACTATTTACGGCACTAAATTAACTCAACAAGTGCCACGCTTTGAAGGCCCACAATCTGATAAAGATACTGCTTTGTATCAAGCAGCGGCTGGTGACATTGGCAATCCAAATAAACCAATTCCAACAAGATTGGCAGCAGTACAAACAATGGTTGATTTAAACAAAAAATATTACCCTAATGGTGATTGGTCAAGCATTGATACTGGATTGCCAAATTCAGACAAAGTTTCATTAGGTGCTCCACAGTATGCGACTAATCCGCAAACTGGAGAAAGAAGAATGTCTACCGATGGTGGAAAAACATGGAATCCTGTGAGATAAATTATGGCACTTCCTGAAGGATTCATTCTAGAAGAACAAATAAAGCTACCCAAAGGCTTTGTTTTGGAAACAGATGCCCAAGCAAATAGGGGTACTCCTATCTATGCAGATGTGCCTACAGTAGCTGGTGCAAAACCAAACATTGTTGGATATGAGCAGACACCTGCTAAAAAACCAATCACAATGATGGATAGAGTTAAGGCTTTGTATGAAGTCCCAACAGCCATTGTTCATGATGTAGTAAAAGAACCTTTATCAATGGCTTATGGTCTTGGTAGAAGTGCTGTTGAAGGTGTCATGCAAGGACAAGCACCTACTGGTGAAGCAAGAGATAAATATTACAGACAAGCTAAAGAATTTGCTCCGTATCAAACCACTTCACCTGTATCTCAAGAAGTTTTAGGAAACATTGGTGAAACTTTAAATGCCGCTAAAATTCCTGCTTATACTCCGTTTATTGGAAAAATTCCATCCGCAATCCAAGCTGGAAGTGCAATAAGACCTTTAATTCAAGAAACCGTAATTCCTGCTGGCAAAAGAATGGCTGGAGCATTACGCAATGAAGGTCAAATGATCCAAGAAGCAATCCAGCCTGTTACAAGTGGTATTGCACAAGCTGTAGAACCTGTTACATCTAGAATAGCAAATGCCTTGCGTAAAGAGCCAACAATGGCTGGAGTGGGTGCAGCAGAAGTTCCTGAAGCAGTTACTCGTTACCAAATGGGTCAACAATTGCGTGTACCCGTTAAATTAAGTAAAGGTATGGCAGAGCGTGATTTAGCTACTCAACAGTTTGAAGCTGAAACTGCCAAACAATATCCTGAAACTATTGGCAAACCTTTAATTGTAAATAAAGCAGAAGCAAATGACGCTATTTTGCAAAACTTTGATGCTTATGTAGATGCTACTGGTAAAGAAACTTTTGGTTTGCGTGAAACTGGCAAAGTAGTAGATTCTGCATTGGTTAATCAAGCAAAATTAGCCAAAGATGACATCAATAAAGCCTACAAATTAGCTAGAGAATCAGGCGAAATGCAAGAACCTGTTAGTTATGCTCCATTAGAAACTTATATTGCTAAACAAACTCCAACTGTTAGAGCAAAATTAGCCCCAATTTTGGATGCTGTTGACGAACAATTAAAAGTCAATGATCCAAATAATACTAAAACTATTCCTATTAATTCAATGGAAGATATTTACCAGTTTATTAACAAAAACTACGATCCTAGTGATGCGGTAGGTATGTTACACGCTGGAGAAATGAAAAAATTAATTAATTTTGCTACCGAAAACAAGGGTGGCGAACTTTATCAAGCAGCTAGAAAACTTAGAACCAATTATTCCAAGCAATTTGAAGATATTGGAGCGATTGACAAACTATTGCGTACTAAAAAAGGTACGACAGACCGTGCTGTTGCTTTTGAAGATGTCTTTAAACATTCTATTTTGGATGGCTCTAGAGATGATGTTGCTTCTATTGGTCTAGCCCTTAAAAAAGGTGGTGCAGAAGGTCAACAGGCTTGGAAAGAATTGCAAGGCCAAACAATTCAACACATTAAAGACAAAGTTACATCATCTATTGATGTTGATTCTTTTGGAAACCCTGTTGTTTCACCTGCTAAATTCAAATCTGTTATTAAAGAATTAGACCAAGACGGCAAATTAGATTATATTTTTGGCAAAAAAGGTGCTGAAGAAGTAAGAAACTTGTACGAAACAACCCTTAATGTCAATGCTCCATTAAAAGGTGCTGTCAATTATTCTAATACTTCTAGTGCGTTGATGAAGGCTTTGGATGCTATTTCATTTTCACCTGTTGCCCGTGCAGTAGGGGTAAAACAAGTCAGAGAAAAAGTTAAAGAATCAGGAATTAAAAAACAAGTTAAAGAATCAGTAAACTATGTGCCTGAAGATATGGCAAACGCATTGAGGAAATCAAAATGAGTAGAAACGGATCAGGAATATATACCCTACCTGCTGGTAACCCAGTAGTCACAGGCACAACTATTACAAGTAGTTGGGCTAATACAACTATGCAAAACATTGCTGACGGACTAACTCAATCAGTAGCTTCAGACGGTCAAACACCGATGTCAGGGGCTTTAAATATGGCAACAAACGACATTAATAATGTTGGTACACTAACAGCCTTAACAGGCATCTTTGGCGGGACATACTAATATGGCACAGACGGGCTACACTCCAATTTCAATTTATTATTCTTCTACAGCTACCAATGTCCCTACGGCTGGTAACTTAGTTGCTGGCGAATTAGCTATAAACACGGCTGATGGAAAGTTGTTTTACAAGGATTCTGCTGGCGTAGTGCAAGTTATTGGCACTAAAGGTGGCGTAGGTTCTTCCACAACTACTCAAGTCCTCTATAACTCTAGTGGCTTAGTCGTTGGCTCTGCCAACATGACCTTTAGCGGAACAGCTTTAACTTTAGCTAATGATGCTTCTATATCAGGTCTTACTGTTGGTAAGGGTGGTGGTGCTGTAACAGAAAATACTGCTGTTGGTTATCAAGCATTAAATTTAACTGGTGCTGGTAATGTTAGAAATACTGCAATAGGTTATCAAGCTGGTTATTCTTACACAGCTAATAGGGGAACTTTTGTAGGCTATTTGGCTGGATATAGCACTACTGGTGGTAACACAACTTTTATAGGTGAAAGTGCTGGTCAAGCTACAACAACTGGCACAAACAATGTGGCTTTGGGTACGCTATCTTTAACTGCTAACACAACAGGCGGTTCTAATACGGCTTTGGGAACACAGGCTTTAAACGCAAACACCACCGCATCT